GAGCAGCCACTTCAGCACTGCCTTCGGATACAGTATGCAAGCAGCCAAGGATGGACTCCTCGTGGATCGTAGTGCGATTCCTGTGAGGCAGGGACTGCCGACTAAACCGAGGGTGAGCATGGGACGTAGGAGACGATAATGGTGAGAGCACCGATCTGGACTGCTAAGGAAGCCTACGAAGCGTGCGATCCTCCTTACTCGTGGGACACGATGCTCGAAGCTCACCTCTCACAAGGCTACTGCTGCTCGACACCTAGCTACTTCATCTGTGCTCGTCCGGTCGATAAGGACGCACTGCCTGAGCTTCAACTCAATCCGACCTACCGCTTTCCTTTGCAACATTGCAATGCGTGGTTCGTCTACATGGTTGCAGGTGATGCAATTCCTTCACTCTGGACAGTTTATCCGCACGATCTACCTTGGGTGATGTTTTACAGGTTGAACTCTAATCAACTTCGTATCTATCCAACCGAAAGAATCAGGAGATTGTCACATGGGAAAAGGAGCAAAAGCACCACCAAAACCAAATCCGGTCGCAGTGCCAACTGAAGCTGATACTGCACAAGTAAAGCGCACTAGCCAGATCGAAGAAGCACGTCGTCGCCAACATCAACGCACCGTGTTCGGCGGCAGTCAGGGTGGCATGCCCAACAAGAACATGCTCGGATAATATGGCACGTAATCCCACAAAGGCTAATGCCACGGATGTCGTCGATGAAGCGAGAGCAGCAAAATCAAGCTACGATGGAATGTGGTCAAGCCTGCACCGAGCGATTGGCGACTACTACATTCCTCAGAAGAGTGCGATCAACACACTCAAGACACCGGACAGTGCCGGATGGACGGATGGCATCTTCGACACAACAGCAGTCCATGCAGCACAGACCTTCTCGGCAGGCTGCTATGACTTCATGCTCTCCGGTGAGTTCTTCGACTTCGAGGCACCAAAGAAAGACGGTGTAGCGCATCCTGTTGCACGAGACTGGTATCACCAGTGTGCTGAGATCGTCCTCGAACTGATCAACGAGTCCAATTGGGCATTGAAGATCCAAGAGCACCTTCAGGATCGCAACACTTTCGGCACTGCCAACATCGATCTGGAGAAGGGTAAGAAGACACTCTACAGCTTCGGTACCACAGCAGTCGGCAAATTCTTCCCTCAGTCCAATGATGACGGATACATCGACACGATGTTCTACATGTACGAGTGGACTCCGAAGAAGCTCGTGGATCGTTTTGGTGAGGACAACGTAAGTTCCGAAGTGTTGATGGCTCACAGGGATCTCCACCAGAAGAACACTGCCAAATTCACCGTGTGGCGTAAGGTCGCACCACGTAAGATCCGTGAGTCCGGAAAGATCGACGCACTCAACAAAGAGTTTGAGTCGGTGTGGGTGGAAGATAAATCAAAGCAAGTCCTATTCGAGTCCGGATACGATGAGCAGAACTTCGTCGGATCTCGCTTCGCACAGTGGGGAGATGAGGAGTTCGGATGGTCACCTGCTATCCTGATCATGCCTTCCGTCCGGACGCTTCAAGATATCATGAAGTCACTGGTCGCAATCGGAGAGATCTCGGTCTTTCCGAGAACGATGGTGCCGGACACTTTGAAGGATGTCATCCAGTGGGAAGCTGGAGGTGTCACAGTCTATCCTGACAGCACCAAAAACGAGCCGCAGGTATGGGGTGAGCCATCAGGCTACTCTGAAGGCAAAGACCTCGTGGCGGACTTCAGGGAGATGATTAAAGACGCTTACCACGTTGATCTCTTCAAGGCACTAGCCGAGCGCACCAAGACGATGACTGCCACCGAGGTGATGGAACTCGTTCAGGAGAAGCTAGTGAACTTCCGTCCTACATTTGCACGCTTCACGAGCGAGACACTGGATCCACTCCTTCAACGGATGTTCAAGATGGCATTCCGTGATGGTAGATTCCCTCCGGTGCCACCTGAAGTGATCGTCGAGAGCAACGGTGAACTCAGCATACCTGAGCCAGCACCGATCTACGTTTCGAAGATTGCACGAGCACTCCGAGTCCTTGAGAACAAGACGACTCTAGATTTCCTACAGCAAGCAGCCATGATCCTTGAGATGACTCAGGATCCGACACTGCTCTCCGACAACTACGACTTGGATGCAATGCTCCGAGGACTAGGAGACAACAGCAGCCTACCTACCGAGTACAAGAGACCGGAGAAGGATCGTGATGAAATGCGAGCAGCACGTCAGGAGCAGCAGCAAGCAATGCAGGCAGCAGAGATGGCGAAGACAACCAGCGAGGCTGCTAAGAACGTCGGATCTATTCCACCGGAAGCACGTCAAGAGTTCGCAGACGCTATCGACGTGTAGCAATTTATGTCAGAAGAAACGAACCCAAATGAACGGCAGGCAACCCCTGCCGAGAAGAAAGCAGATATCCACGTCCAGCACCTCCAGAGGGTGTTCGGACGTGATAGTGGTGATAGATCCACCTCGCAGAAATACGTGATCGAGATGTTCGAGAAAGTCCTGAAGCAACAGGTCTTCCAACAGAATCCACGTAGCTACGAGTATGATCCATACCACGCAGCACAACGCGAAGGCGAGCGTTCGCTCGCCAGAGCATTCCTAACAGACATTGCGCGTGAGCCTGTGTCTCAAGTAACGAAACCCATAGTAACGAAATAGTATGAATAAATATATGAAACGAATCGCATTCCTACGTGAAGAAGCCGGAGACGGTGGAGATGGTGGTGGTGACGGAGCAGCAGCAGCAGCAGCAGCACCAGAACCAACCACACCATTCGGTGCCTACTACGGTGCCGATGGAGTCAACCGTGAGGCTCTTGAGTCTATGTCGGATGACGCTAAACCAATCCGTTCACTCATCGAGAAGTATCCAAGTGAAGCGGAACTCTACAAGGGCATCCAGCACTTGCGTGCCACAGCATCCAGCAAGGGACTCGAAAGACTACCTGCCGACGCTACCGACGAAGAGAAGCACCGTCACTCAACGATGGTGAAGGAATACTTCGCTGTCCCTGACGCTGTCGAAGGATACGGTATCACTAAGCCGGAGCACATTCCTGATGAAGTGTGGAACGGTGAGGAGACCAACAAGCTACTCGGCATCCTCCACGAGCACAACGCATCACCTGAGTTGGTGCAGGCACTGGCTGCTCATCAGGTCGAAGGATTCGAGTCAGAGATTGCCAATGCACCGGAACTTGAGAAGCAACGCATCGATCAGGTCAATGCAGAGTTGCAGGAGTCATTCGGCAATGAGCTACCTCAAGTCTCTCAGGAGGCAATGAAGGGACTCGCAGTTCTCGGTGTCGAGCTACCTGAGTCCGGCAACCTTGCTGACCTGAAGGTGAGCTATACCGACATCGTGAAGGCAGGACAGCGCATGACTGAGTTGATCTCTGAGGATCACATGTCTCGTGAGATTGGACGTGACAAGTCCGGCATGACTGCTGGTTCCTACAAGGATCAAGCGATGGCAATCAAATCGGATCCAGCCAACTCATTCAACGCAGACTTCAACAGCGAAGATCCGAATCGCCAGAAGCGTGCTCAGGCTGAGTACCGTCGTCTGATGGAACTGTCTGAAACCCTCGAACGGAAGTAAGCTATGCCTGCAACAATGAAACCAACTATGGAGGACATCGCAGCAAAGTGTGGTGTCCACCGGAACACCGTGAGCAAGATCCTGAAAGGCACCTACGATGGTGATCCTAACACGATAGCACACGTCAGGAAGGTATCCGATGAGATTGGATATGGTAAGCCTTGGAAGGCTGTGCCTAACCCAAAGAAGGATGAGCCTGTGAAGGACTCGGAACTTCCGAAGGGTGTGGAGCTAATCGATCCGGAGGTGAAGCTGTCACCGAACCACAAGTGGACTATGGTCTTCGAGATCGAGGTAGCGTGTGAGTGGGAGTATGACAAGGACGACAAAGGCAATCCGATTGCTGAGTCTGCCACGGTCACCGACTCTGAGAAGCGTCAGTTCCGTCAGGCTCTTCCTGCACGACCAACTCTCAAGGAGGTAAACCGTCACATCGCTTCGAAGAAGAGCAAGATACCGGATGCCATTTAGATTTGCAACAATGCAACATATTCACACTGTAATCCATTAAAGGCACAGTGTTTTAGAAAATTCGGAAACCCTCTGGCGTAACGATCACCGTCAGAGGGTTTTTCTGTGCCTGTTCCTTCACTCTGGACTCCAAATGCACTCTGGAGGAATCTACGAACCAGAGAGCAGCTAAGAGCCACCTGTATATCAGCCTCGAAGGTCTTTCGTCCTGCTAGGGGAAATCCTAGTATGTCGTATGCCGGACTCAGTCCGATACCTTATGACGACCTAAACAATCGTTAATCACAAATACAGGAGATAAATACTATGGCTTATCAAGAGCTACCAAAGCATTTCCGTGAAGACTTTTCGACGACATGGGAAGCTCGCATCGCACGACGTGTGACCGACTTCTACGCCTACGTCAAAAAAGTAGATCTTCAGGGATACAAAAAGCGTTACAACCAATCGGACATTCTCGACATGCAGAAGAAGTCCGGTCGTGCTCAGAAAACTCGCATCTCTGAGCGTTCCACATACTTCCGCTGGCTCATCGCTGGTGAGTTCGACCTTGCAGAAGTGCTCGACGAATGGGACGCAAAGAACCTCGGTGACATCGCCTTACCGGACTCGGACATCATGACGCAGCATATCGATGCTTACAACCGTCAGGTTGACCGCACGATCCTCGAAGCTGTTGAAGGTGACGCTACGGTCGGTGAAGAAGGAACCACATCACAGGCACTCACTCAGATAGTCGATTCCGACTACGACGATGGTGCCACTGATACTGGTCTATCCTTGAAAAAGGTCATCCGAGTCAATCGCTACTTCAAGGACAATGACCTGAAGCGTGCTGAACGTGTATTCGCTTTCGATCCGGAAGCTGAAGACAACCTGCTCCTGACTGCTGAAGAAGTGAAGTCCAGTGATTATGTAATCGCTGGTGCTATCGCTGCTGGCACGATGGAAGGTATCGGCAAGTGGATGGGATTCAATTGGATCAGTCACACTGGTTTGACTTCGGTCGCAGCTGGAGGTGGTCAAGGTGGAAACATTGTTCGCAACCTCGCATGGGCTAAGGATCAAATCCGCTTCGCTGATGGAGAACGTCGTGCATACGCTGACGTGCTTCCTCAACAAGAGCACGCTCTTCAAATCCGGACAACTGCTCGCATGGGTGCTTACCGTAATGAAGAGAAGGGTGCCGTAGCCTGTAACACACTCGAAACCTAATCGGTTCGACTAGAAACCAAGGAGAATAAATATATGGCTGCTGAATTAGATCACACCACCGCAACTGCATCAGTGCAGGCTGCACCTACCGCAAAGACTCTTCTTAAGGCTGTGGAATCCACACCCGAGTCTAGCGTAGTTATTGATTCATGGATACTGGACGATGCTCTCGAAGCAGGCGATCAGTGCCGTGTCCGTAAAGTACAGGGAGGCAGTAAGATCCTTCCTGTCAAAAGTGGAGTAGTTGAAGCTACTACTGCTACAGTGCTCACCTTGAAACTCGGCATCTACGAAGTGGCTGCTGATGGTTCGATTGGTACCGTTGTGGATGACGACATTCTGTTGGCATCCGTGGACGTTGCTGGTGGCACGCTGGTAGCTGGCACGCTGCGACCTTATGACGTTCCGATTACGGAAACCGAATACTGGATCGTGGCTACTGTCGTCAACGTCACAGGGACTACGGTCGCTGCTGAGACTGTAGACTTCTACACCGCAATCAACTCTGCGAACTAACATTCGTTTCATAATGGGTTAGTTAAGACCACCACTGGTAACGGTGGTGGTCTTTTTCTGACCGGAGGACTTACACATGACCAAGACCGAGATCGCAAACATTGCTCTATCGCACGCACGAGAGCAGCTTATCAATGGCAACGTCGAGACGACCGAAGAGTTAATCGCTGAGACTGTCCTGCTCCACTACGAGCACACGCTCAGATCCTGCCTCGGTCGCATCCGTCCTAGCTTCGCTCAAACGAGGAAGCAACTCACCGAAGATGCCAACGCACCGGACTTCGGATGGGACAACCAATTTATTCTACCGACCGACTACGTTGAGATGGTCAAATTCAACGGAGATCCGGCACGAGTCGTGGACGACTTCTACGAGATCGAGGGACGCAGACTCCTGACCGATAAGGACTCTGCCTACATCATTTACATTCGATACGAGACCGACACGAGTTTCTACGACTCCGACTTCATCGATGCCTTCGCACTTGCACTAGGTGCCAAGATCACGAACGCACGCAGGGGGAACGAGGAGCGTGCTGAGAAGCTCGCAACGCAAGCCGAGGGTAAAGCCTCCGAGTCGTCCTCTAAGAGTGCTCACGCACGTCGTGGGTATAATTCACGAGACAAGATCAACCGTGGCTCACGGTGGACAGGAAGCACTCGTCGAGTCAGCACAAACGAAACCGCTAATGGCGACGTAGGTGTCGTCATCGACTAATGCCTAAGACACGAAAAGATATCTTTCATTTGAACGCTGGAGAATGGTCTCCGAAGGTTTATAACCGTGAGGATCACGAGAAGCATGCCAGCTCATGTCGTCAGGCTAAGAATCTATTGAGTCGTCCACACGGACTCGCTACTAAGCGCAAGGGGTTTGAGTTGGTCGCTCCTGCAAAGTATGACGATAAGACCTTCCGTCCTATCCGGTTCCGTTTCAGTAAGACCGACTCAGTGTTGCTCGAAGTTGGAGATCTGTATGTTCGCTTCCATGAGAATGGTGAGCAGGTTCGAGAGGCACCTGTTGCTGTTAGCTCGATCACCGATGCAGATCCTATTGTAGTCACATCAGTGGCACACGGATTGGAGAACGGCGATGAGGTCTATGTAAGTGGTCTGACTGAGATGGTTGAGCTTAACGGTCGCTGGCTTATTGTAGCGAACAAGTCCACAGATACCTTTCGTCTTAACGACCGTGACGGTAATGCGATAGACGGAAGCACTTGGACTGCTGAGTCCACAGGAGGTTTTGTTGAGAGGGTCTACGAGATTGCCTCTGGTTACACTGAGGACGATCTGGACAACCTCGACTTCTCGCAGAAGAACGATGTCATGTGGTTTGTCGATGGAGCCAATCCTGTGCAGCAGTTGATTCGACTAGGGACTACAAGTTGGACATTTGGTGAGTATGACTTTGAGTTCCCTCCGGCACTGGATCCGAATACCGAGACAGCAGGCATCTACGTCAATGCTACGACCGGATCTACAACAATGGTGGCAGTTGATACCTCACCATTTACCTCGGATCATGTTGGGGCATATTGGGTGCTAAGGCACTTCCGCGAAGGTGAAGAGCTAGACGTTATTGCTGGCGTAGGGAGTGGAGATTCTGTTACTCCATTGAAC